TCAACTGGCTGCTTTCACAATGAAAGTCACAACACCGAACACGTCCAGCGTCTCTTCGCTGCCAACTATGATCGGGGAGTAAGCGCTATTCATTGGATTTAGCTGAATCGTTGGGCGCATCTGCAAACGCTTAACCGTAAACTCACCATCTACAGCAGCAATGACAATATCACCGTGTTCGGATTTTCTTGAGCTGTCCACTACCAGCAGATCGCCATCACCGATTCCTGCTTCTATCATTGAATCGCCTGACGCTTTTACGAAATAAGTGGCACTGGGATGCTGTATTAGCAATTCATTCAAATCAATGCGTTGCTCAACATAATCAGCTGCCGGGGAAGGAAACCCACAAGGAACTAGATCACTGAACAATGGCAGCGTGACGCACTCTCTTAGTTCGTTTGGTGAATAAAACTTCATAATTAACTCGCTCACATCAATACTGTTTATATATACAGTACTTCAATCCAGTAAAGAGGCGCTCCAGCTGGTTTGTGGAACTCGTTTATGACAAAGGGAATTTTGATGTTCTGATGGGTATAAAGTCCACCAAGATCAAAATGCCCTTCTAGTACAATCGGAAAAATTCTCTATCCATCTGTTTTATAAAAATAAAGAATCAATTTTCACCCTCAAAATAGGTTCATTTTTTGTAATTTTAACTACCTGATTTTCATAGAAATAAAAAAGTTTTGCAGAATGTCTGTTTGGCGCGAAAGCGTCCGCTTTGAGCGAGAAGCGGAAGTTAACCATCTTCTTGCGAATACTTTTTAGCCGTGGCTATTCGTGTTGTTTTTTTGTAATGGCTCATCGGTCAGTATGAAGGGGATATCAGCTCTGATTTTCGCAGTTAGTTCATGGTCCGGAAATCTACTTACTGCTTCTTTCCAGACTCGCCGTGCTTCCGGGTAATTACCCATATTGAAGAAGGCACCACCCAGATTAAACCATGCATGGTCGTTATCGACATTAAGAGACAAGCTATGAAGATAAGGCTCAATGCATTTCTCCAATTGCCCCATCAAATCATAAGTGCTCGCTAATCGGTACCATCCCTGGTCGTCATTAGGGAAGGCTAACGTATAGATTTTCATCAAGTTTTTACTTTCTTCATACCTTTGTTGTTTATTCAACGCGATTGAAAGACATAACCCGTAATCGCCTTTCTGAAGAGAATAGGCTTTTTCAAAACATAATATGGCTTCATCTCCCAGTTCCTCATCCTCTGCCCAATGACCCAGCAGATCCCACAGTACACTTGCTGCATCTGACCCTATTTTATTTGCGCAGGCCTCAAGATCATTTTTAAATTGGAGATAAGTTTTATGAACATTTATGTTGCGATTTCGCAGGTAGATTATAGCCAGCAGCAATTCTCGTTGAACTAAAGGGTTTTCAGGAGAATGGCGCAAAGCCGATTCCCAAAAGGTAAGACTAAGCTTCGCATTCTCGATTGATTCACGGCCAAACTGCGAGACAATTTTTAAACACCATGGCCATATCCACTGTGCCTTATCAGCCTGGCTCAATAGGGCGTTAATTTCTCTAAACGCAGACCTGCCTTCACCCACATTGAAGAGAGCCGATATACGCCAGCCCTGAAGATCAATTAAATTTCCTTGCGTATCGCTGGAAAACACAATTTTATCCAGTTGTTCCAAAGCCTTTTCGAACTGGCCAGTGTTGTGATAATAAAGACCCAGTGCATAATGGGCTTCAGCCAGATAAGGATTGTGTTTCAATGCCTGCAGGTAACACTCGACAGCCTGATTTTCATTTTCGAGAGCAGCATAGCTGCCCCCCATATTTTTGAAAATCATCGCCATGAGTTCATTGTCAGAGTTCTGCTTATTAAGCTCGCATGCTATTTTATATTCTTCTAGTGCTTCGTTGAAATCATTCAGGGCAGCAAATCCATTACCAATGGAGTAATGCAATCCAGCACGATCTGCACCATCAGCAAGCGAATAAGCCTTCAATTTCAGAATACCTAATTCAACGCGCTGACGGTCAAAAATTTTATTAGCACTTGCAAGATCAATCTCGGCCATATAGCAATACATCATTGCTGGATGTTCTTCGCCTAATACTGTTTTGAATCGTTCATATGCAGCACTGATAATTTCAGTCTGATTACTATTGTAAAGGTTTATAAGTTGATGAACCGCAGAAGCAGTATCATCTGCGACTTCATAAACTGTTAGCAATTCCCTTACATGGTCTACCATGTCATTTTCATTCATTTTCCTATGAGCTACGCGTCGGTTGCGCGCGTCAAGTGCGCTAAGGCGGGCCAGTGAGGTAATCTTGATAAGGTGCTGAATGGTCAAATCTTCAGCGAAGTTGACGGTAACGGATTTCTGAGACTGCCAGCTTGGGCCTATATTTTGATAGCGGGTTAGTACACTCTGAGCAGAGGTAACCTTCAGCGTGTTTGTCGGAATATGAAGACAGACATAAAGTGAACCCGGACTCATCAGGAGATAATTCAGGTTTGAACGTTTAACTGAAATACTGACAGAACCATCTGTATTAAAACCTGCAGCAGTACCTTTTAGCTGCACCTGAAGTCGGACATTGGTCGCCATTCCATCATGCATTATTTCGAGCTGGTAATCAGTGCCGTAATCATTGTCATCTGAACTCTGTTTGAGAACCACACCTGACGAAGCGATAAAAGCTTCGAACGCAGTCTTAGCCATTGTATCGTGAATATGATTCTGATCCCGCTTAGGCAAATCATCGAGGTAATTCATGAATGGTTTCCAGTCTATGTAAATGAAGACCTAAGTCATTTCCTTACTGATTGTAAGTTATATTACATGTGAATATCTACCAAAAGCCCTGTGCTGATGTCCAGCAAAGTACACTTTTAGCAAATCACATTTTCAGCAAAACAGAGCCAATTGGCTAACACTACATGATGTGATTAACGTCCGCTTCTGGCACAGAGCTGCCGTCGTATAGCATTAGCTGCGACCTATGCTTGCATACCACAGGCTGCGGCGCCTTAAATCACGCAGGTATCTCAGGCCAGTCAATATCTGGGGCTTTACTGGTATCGACTCGGTTTACAAGCACACTGAAGCGTTCCCACGCCTCAAGTGCAATCAGTTCTTCTGCTGTAGCAATACCGAGTTTTACAGCGCGCTCCAGTGGAGAAATTGCCGTATCAGCCTTACTCAGCAAATCATTTTTCTTTTTCTGTGCCTGCTCGCGTAATTCTTCAGCAGAATATTCCCGCACTACAATATCACCATCAATATACTGCCAGCGGCCTGAATTATCCGCGCGTCGGTTTGCCGTTGTATTCTTTATTTCTGCCACGCTCATGTTTTCTGGGTAAATGGCTGAAATGTCATTATGAACGCAACGGACAACATTATTAGAATCGAACGCAATTTTTATTGTATCTGATGAGAATAACTTCTGACTTTCATACCATTCATTCCCTTCTTCATCATAAAAAAACATGGCATTAATTGATTTTTTTAGCGCCCACTGTTCTGGAGTGACAGGCGCACCTTCTTTTAGATTTCGCATTACTTTCATTATAGCGTCCACACGTTATACCATTGACCATTTATACATTTCTGTAACGCACGATAGCCGATATCTGTAGTGGCGTTACCATCGCCCGCCACATCAAGCCCTGTCATTACACAACTACCTGGAACACTGATATACCAGCCAGAACCAAGCCGCGCCTCTCCACTCAAACGAATATCAGTCACAAAATAAGTGTTTACCCAATCAATCGTGGCGCGGGTAGCAATATTATTATCACGCGCAGCCAACTGATTTATCATCCAGTCATATAGCCAGCCACCCCATTTAGTGCCGTAGACATTACCATCGGGCGCGATGATTGCATTGCCAATATGGAATTCATTGTTATGCCAAAATTCAAACCAACCCTCTGCACCCCCATTCGCAACATGAATACCTAGACAGTGTCTAACCCCAGGTTGCTCGAAATGATAAATATCAGCGAACAAATCATCACGACCAATAAGGCGTAATCCATTCGTGCTGTTAGTATTGTCGGCATTAACTACATTCCCTCTTTTTTCAATAAACCCAGTACCTTTAGCTTTCAAATTTTGCAGCGTTAAATCGCCTGTCATTTCATCGCCACCACGCTGCACAGCGTTGGTAATTCTGGGATCATCGCCTGCCGCAACGGTATCTTTTTGGATCCCGACATCTAAAAGAGACGCGCCTTTCAGACCGAGGTTTTTTCTGGTCCGCTCCACATCTTTTACATCGCTCAGGTTTGCATCCTGACGTAAAAACAGTCCATCCCCCGTTGCGACAATCAAATTAATTTGCGCGGTTTCTGAGACAGCAAGGCGAAACTGAATATTTATGCTGACACCGTTTTCCGGCTTCTCGATAGCCGCACAATTACTGATCGCATACAACTCACCGGCATCAGTAAGCAGTCCAGCTTCACGAACCGTAAAACCACCAACATCAGCCGGGAGCACAAGATGTGCAATCCATTGATTTTCCTGCTCTGGGGATACATCAAGAGACGCAATGTCAGCCCGATAGACTTCATTCACGAGCGTCGTTCTTGCCGGGTTTGGCGTGACAAACTGACCATTACCGTCACCCACGACAAATTTCTTAAACAATACGGGTGTACCGCTAGCCGATGATTCTGCTTCAAGCGCTTTTCCGCGATTGGTGATGATGCTGTAATACTTTTCAGCCATTACTGGTCTCCTGCTTCAATAATCACGTCAATGTAGGCTGTTGCCGCCCCACTCATGTAATAAGTGCCAGTGGATCCAAGATCTGCCACAACATCAATACTGCTTAACTGGCTGCGAAGGTTTTTGGCCTTTTCAACCTGCCGCCTTATTTTTCTATACAGGTCAGCATCAATAGCCGACTGGCTATAAACTTCAACCCGGAATGTATAGGGATCCTTGCGTGGGGAATCCTCCCACCATTCGATAATCGTAGTAGGCAGTCTGACGGCACCTAGGGAGCGTCGCACTGCGCCTGCCGTTCCGCGATGCTGATGAACATAAGCAGCATCCTTAATCACCTGCCGCTTATCATTCTCGCTCCAGGTATCGTCCCAGAAATCAACCGCAAACTCCCACGCCAGCCAAGGAAGTAGATGCAGCGGGCAGAGATCTGGGTTTTTAACCCAGCGGACCATACCGGCATTAAGCTCCTGAATGGGCTCGGTCGTGGCCTGCTCCTGCGCCCTCTCTGCGGCTACTGAAGAGGATGGCAGCAGGGATCGAAACTTACTTCCCATCGGATGCCTCCTGGCTGCGTGTGACGTTTATCGACACACACCACGGTGCCTGGCCCGGTGCTGCCTCGATATCAACCTCGGGGCTGGAAAGACGAACGCGGGAAACGCCCGATTGCTGGAGTGCGGCGTACACGGCAGAGATGGGCACGGGTGTATTAATACGATGGGACAGCAGTGAATAGCTCTTCGCTACGCTGATTGCATTATCAAGAACGGTTTGAGCATCGGGACCATCCGGGATATCCAGCACGGCTTCAATGTCATAGTTGAGGATCACCGCGCTTTGTGTGTTGACGTAATCCGTCAAAGGTCGAACTTCGTCGGCATCGAGGGTTGAATTAACGATAGCGACCAACTCCGCGCTGGCCGTTCCGTCTCCGGTACGCGACAGCACATAAACATCAACCTCGCCCGGCCTGCTGTGTGTTTCGGGTCCGTAAGCATCCGCATCGAGAATATCCGCATTTGCTGATTTTGCGTGAAAGCGATAGGCATTACGGGCACCGGCCGTATTGAGCTGCGCCCAAGAAAGCTGGATGCGTTCACGAAAGGCATTATCATCTTCCAGTACCGCATCAACCGGTGGAACAGCATCAGGATCGGCTGGCGTAATAACAAAGCGCTGTACGTTAAAAGCCGCACCAAGTTGATCCAAATCAGCTCCCTTGGCGCTGGCAAGAAATACCGCGCGTACTGCATCATTCACACGCTGAAAGGCCAGTGTTAGCTGGTAGGCGTTAACCTCCCCCTGCTTATAAGTCGGATCTGATTCCACCAGCGCATCAAAATCAGGATCCAGCTCGCGGAGCCTGGCGAGCCAGCGCGAAAAAATATCTGCGGCATCCGGCATCACAATCGCATCCGGCACGGCCAGTTCAGACAGGTTAATTACGTCATAGCTGTTTGCCATAAATCTGTATTCCTCCCGTGCTGACGGGCAGCCCGTTTTCAGTATTCACGCCTTCAATATCAACCTCACACCCGGACCCGTTTTCTAGGAAGGAAACCGCAACCCGGCTAATCTTCAGGCGCGGCTCCCAGCGCGCCAGCGCCGTTGCCGTCGCTGCGATAATGCGTAACCGGGTCAGATCGTCCCGTGGGTTATCCACCAGCGAAAACAGATCGCTACCGTAATCCCTGACCAGAACACGACTGCCGATCGGGGTTGTCAGAATGTCGCTGACCGACTGGCGCAAATGCGCAGCACCAGACAGGCGCTTGCCGGTCCGGTTATTAACACCGTTCATGATTTTTTCCGTCTTTAGTTAGCTGGACGTAAGGGGTTAGCCGAAGTAATTCGGACCAGACTTGTCCTTACTGCTGGAATTTTTCGATGGTTTAGCCGTTTTGCGGATATCCACAACCAGGTTATAGGCATAACTCAACCCGGCCGACGTCAGTGAAAACGTCAGTGACTCCACATTCCAGTCGCGATCTTCACGGGAGCCGAAACCCGAGGTTGTGATACCTGATTCCGCCGTCAAAGCAATATGCTTAGGTCGGCAGGGGCCACTGAGGGACATTTTCTGCTCGTTGCGTTGCGCCTGTGTTTTACGGGATTTTGCATGCTGGTCTGCTGTAGCTTTTGCTGGTTGAGTATACGGGTTCGTCAGGGATGGGCCATCGTGCTCAACCGTGCTCATTTTGGTCCGTCCGTCGGCCTCATCATAATAACGTACCCCGATTTTCCCCTTCTCTTTTTCGTTCCCGTCCTTACCCGTCGCTTTACCGGTTGAGCTCCCGCGCTGACCTTCACTGTAGGACCAGTTTGATACCTCTTCAGGTGTAATGACTATGCCGCCGATCGGCCTGCCTGATGCAGTGGCCATCGCCCCCTGTTTTAGAAATAACCAGTAACCGCCTGCAGGTTTACTGACGGCATTATAGGTCCTCGCCAGACGCGACAGGAGATTAGCATCTGACTCAGCAACCTGGTCCACGTGGTCAATGTGAATATCCGCCAGCTCTGCGGCCACTTTAGGCATCAGCCCATTATCGGCTGCCACCGTCTTAATCAAATCCGCTAGGCGAAGATCATCCCAGCTGCGTGTTTTATGGCTGGTCACATCGCCAGGTTGCTTCTGTGCATTCATTGGCGCCGCGGTGGCGTATATCTCCAGCCGTCTCGGCGGTCCGCTACTCCCCACGCCCGAGACAACAAACCAGCCTTTATCCACCAGATTGTCATTAAACCCCAATGCCAACCGCAGGCGAGCGCCTTTAGATGGCAGCGCAAGGGTTTCAGACAACAACGTAATTTTTAATTCATCAGCTTTTGCCGTGGCGCCACCGTTATCAGTCAGCACCAGTTCAGCTAGGCACTCACGCAGCGCGCGGGTAATATCCCGCCCCTCAGCGCTGACGCTGAACGCCGGCGCATACTCCGGATTTGTGATTTGCTCAGTCATGTTACTCCCAGAGGCTAAAAGGTGACTCAGCCACCGGCGGGGTAATATCCGGCAAGGTAATAAACAGGCCCGCCGGATAAACAGCGCCCAGCGCCGCCAGCCCTGGATTAAATTCCAGAACCTGCGTCAGTATTAAAGACAGGTTTTCCGTACCGTAATGCGTGGCGCAAACAGCATCCAGTACATCCCCGTCATGGGTTTGATATATCGTCGGCATAATGTTTCAGCGTCATCGTCCAGTTTTTGTTGCGGTGGCCGCCACCCGGCAGAAACCGGGTGGACGTATCAGAGAAGTCGATAATCACCCACCAGCCCATCACATCCCCGGCACCGCTGACCAGTTGTTGAGGCTTTTTCTGGTCAGCTAGGTCATAGAGATCGTTAACCGCATCCACCCCTTTTCGGAAAAAGGCATGAGTCTCACCCTCAAGACGCACAGTGCGGCCCGGTTTGCCCGTGTACTGAAGCAGGTCTTGTTTGCCAATGCGCTCCTGATCGCTCCAGCGCCAACTGGCCTCGCGCGTGAGCTGACTGTATGCCGTGGTGTCTATCGAGAAAGCAAAGTCACCGAGCATCATCATAACGCGCGCTTCCTGAGCACCACGGGTGGCCGATGACTGCACCCGTCCAGAGTCTTCAATAAGGGGGATTATTTCACTCACCAGATGTCGCCTCCGTCTGTCATGCTGTTATTACCAGTAAAGGCCGGGCTCGTTTTCGTTACGCCCACCACGGCATCTGCAACAGATTGCTCGCTTTGTCCAGGAGCCGCGTTAATTTCAAAGTGATAATCAAATTTGCGGTTGTCGGTGACCTGCCGCTGCTCCGCTTGCTTATCAGCAGCGTCCATTTTATTGAGCAACACATCCCATGCAGCGCCGAACGAACCACCATCAGACGGCACTGCATTTTTGTTTAGCATGTCGTTCCACCCCGGAATCCCCCCTTGTTGTTCAGGTCCCAAGTAATCCGAAAGGGATGCATTGAAAGCGTCGTCATCACGGTCAAAGTAGCCGTGAGTTTCTGTATAGGACGCTTTGATCTTTTCAGGTAAATCAGGATGGTCTTTTAACTGTTGCTCCAGCCATTCACTCTGACCCGTTTGCTTAGCCCTAAATCGTGCTAAATCAAGCCCACTACTACCTAGGGTGGTTAACACCCCCTGGCGATCCGCCCTGTCGTCGGGCAACAACCAAGAGAGTTTTTTCGCCAGCGCATAAACAATCTTGCCGACAAACACGATGCCCTGTCCGAACGTCAGCACACCGGGATAAAGCTCATTACGCAGGAAACGGACGACTTTACTGATACCTCCACCCTTAAACCATTCCGCCAGGTCATCAGTCAGGCGGCGGATATCCGGTGCCAACTCGTTACCCAGTTGTCCTGAGATTTCGGCAATGGCGGAGGACATAACCGTACGCAAATTGGTAATGGCCCGGTTACCTTCCACCGCACCATTCGCGCCCTCTTTGGTCACCATGTTGTAGCGGCGCTGCTCGTCCATCAGATCGCGGTAACTTCTCCCGGACTGCTTGATAAGCATCAGCAGCTTACTGGCCTCACCACCAAAAAGAGAATCCAGCGCAAATGAGGATTTGGAATCGTCTTTCAGGCTCAGCGCGCGCTCAACAATCTTGTCAAACTGGGCCATATTGCTCAGCCCGGCAAAGTCACCCGCTTTAAATCCCAGCGTCTCAAATGCATCCTGCAGTGAGCCCTGCTTGCCGTTCTGTTTATACTCCCCAGCTTTATGCAGATACTCTTCAAAGAGATCGCCAATATTCTCCCCGTTCATGTCGTACTGTTTCGCCAGCGTATCCCAGGCGTTAAACGTGCCCACATCCACGCCATAACTTCTCGCCACACCGGTCTGTCTGGCGGTTTCGGCATTCGTTGCCACCGGCGCAATCAGTGAGCCCATGGCCGTCGCTATCATCCCGCCACCACCGATAGCAAGCCCGGGCGACATCATGCCGCCCAGCTGGCCGGCGATCCCCAGGCCGCGACGGAACAGCCCTTTACCTGCCCCTTTAAAAGCCGCCATACGTTGCGCCTTCTGCATTTGCGCATTGAGCTTTTGCTGCTCGTTTTCCGTTTTACGGATCTCCCGGGACACGTCGGTATAGCGGCGTTTCAGGTCACCGAGGCTCTCCCCGGCGATCTTCGCGCGCTTTATCTCCGCCGCCAGCTTCGTCTGATCCTTGGTCAACTTTTCCGACTGCTTACCCACATCCTTCAGGCTTTTTTGCAGGCTACCGGCGGAACGGTTCCACGAACTGTCAATATTGCCGCCAAACGTAATAACGGCCTTAAGATTCTGGCTTGCTCCTGCCACGGTTCACCACCTCAAGCTCATCAAAAAGAAAATCGGAGAACGTACTGAAAGGCATATCAAGGTAATCCCCGAGCGGAAAATGCAGACGGCGACCGAGAAACCTTACTGCCCGGAGGAGCCCTCTTTCGGACGCTCCCCGGGCGGGAGCATAAAAACATTAAAAGTGTCCAGCAGGCGGGCATAGTCCGCTGCCGTCAGTTTCCAGATATCCTTTTCTTCAAGGTTGCAGAGCTGCGCAATCATACGCGCCTCTTTTTCCTCTTCATTGCCACGATCCTTCGAGTGGGCAATGCGGTCACGTACCAGCGGTTCGCGCATGGTGATGGCGTCAAGCGTGACGCCGCCGTCCAGCGCAACAGGTGAGTGAAGTGTGATAATTCGGGTTTCACCAGGAAAACTCATGATTGTCTCCAGAAACAAGAAACGGCCCGCAGGCCGTTGAGTGGTTAAGAAATTAAAAGGGATTTACAGGCGGACTTTCGACGCCAGCCCAGCCAGAACGTCAACGCCGTTCACCCGGCGCGCAAAACGCTCGGTGTCGATAGTAATCAGTTCACGGCCGTCGAGAGTTTGCCGGTAATAGCTCACCGCAATATCTACCGTAACGGCATTCTCTGACATATTGTCCTTACCGCGCGCATCTGGCGTGACAGTATGCACAAAGCCTTCGATTTCCTCGATGGTGCCCCGCGCAGTCCCGTTAGCCAGATAGCCCTGGTAGGCAGTAAAGCGCGGACGGCTACCACTGACGAACCCGAAGGCGGTCAGCATATCCACATCCAGACCATAGAATTTAAGCTGGCAGGTCAGTGCCTCCATTCCATCATCAACGGGCGTTGGCGCATCCTGGGCACCGGTGCGCAGGTCTGTTTTGACGATGGCCAGCGCCGGTGGCGTAAACTCATGCGCCCCCTGAATGCGGATCCCTTCGCGGAAGAAGGTCCAGACGCGTAGTGTGTTTTTATCGCTCATCTGTCGTCATCTCCTCAAGCGCATAGTTGTTATTCACCCGGACACGCAGGCTGATAAGCTCAGTCGGCGATTTTGGTCCAAAGTCATAGTTGATATACAGCACCCCGGCCGCCAGCGTTTCCGCCGTGTTCAGTTCAATATCCAGCCAGGCTTGGCCACCGAAGATTGCGCCCAGTCCCACCAACTGACGCATATAGGCATTAATGGTGCCAATAATGTCGTCTGCATTTTCACGATCCAGCGGGCGATCGACATACTCCAGCATGGTTTCCTGAATACTGTCCTCGATGACGTCAGCAGAACGGCGGACCGACTCAAAGCGCCACTGTGGATCGGTCGCGCAGAGACGGTTTCCCCAATGCTTAAAGCCCGCGCGGCGAATGATGGTCGAGACGTTCTGCATGTTAAGCAGGTTGGCGTCGCAGTTTTCCTCCCCAAGAATAAATTCATCGATCTGCTCCACCCCGAGAATATTTTTAATTTCCTGGTTCGATTTACTCCACCACCAGCCCTTCTCGTAATCAATACGCGCACGCAGACCCGCCGCAGAAGCAGAGTAAGGCCGATAAACCAGCTGACCGTCTGCATCACTAATCTGCACGCGCGGGCGCAATAACTCAGTTCTTGCCCCATAAGACTGCCGACGCTGTACCACCTCCTGCAGGGTGGCACCGGCAGCACAGTCCACATACGCCACCGCGCGAAGTTTTCCTGCCATCGTTTCCAGCGCCTTACCCGTGGCATCATCTTCGCTGAAACCCGGGGCAATCAGGATCCGGGGTTGATATGTCGTGACTGACCGGCTGGAAGATAGCGCACCGATACCGGCATTCACCGCGGCGCGCTGTTTCGCCGGGTCTTCGACCTCAGCAACACGAACCACCACGGCCAGCGCGTTTCGCTGATCGTTAATTTCCGTCAACGCCTGTTTCAGTGTGCCTTTGTCGCCGAGGCGTGACAGCATTGTGGTTCCAACAATCGCCACCGGCGTATTCAGCGGAAAAGGTTCATCCTCACCACCCGCCAGTTGCAGGCTGAACGGCGCAACCAGGCCGGCCCCCTCTCCGGCGGCCTTGACCTTACTGTCTGCCACAGCTTCAACAGCGCTGGCCACATCATTAGCGGTCGCCGTCAACACACCTTTGTCATCACACCCTAATGTGACGGTCAGCGTCAGCGCTGCTGCATCCCAGGCGGCAACCGTGGGAATAGCGACGGGATTATCAGCATCCGGGATCGCCGCCAGCGCCACAACCCGCACCACATTCCCGGCCCGGCCAACCAGCGTGGCCTCAAAATTCACCACGTTATCCAGAATTGGCGTCCCCGCGGTGCCACTGGCCGCGGTCCCCGACGACGCATCCGGCGCCGTGCCGACCAAACCGATAATTGCGGTCTGGATCGTCGTGACGGCCACCGTCCCCGACGTCAGTTCGATTGTTTCAACACCATGTAACTGAGCCATGTTTTATCTCCAGGCGTAAAAAAACCTGCCGCAGCAGGTCACATTGTTTGATTTGGCTTCCCGGTTTTTCCACCACTGTCTCCATCGTGATCATGAAGGTTATACTTTTCACGGATCCCGCTCATGCTGCCGGTACCGTCGGAAATATCCTCCGTTGCCCCGAGGCTACCGGTCACCTGTGCCCCTGCTTCCATCATCGTTTTTCCCTTAACCGTCAGGGTTTCCGTTATTTCTACCGGACCGTCCAGTGTTCCTTTGCCGACAATGGTGTATGTTCCCTCAGCTGCCAAGGTGATCGTCAGGGCATGTGCTTCCCGGTCATACCGGATTTCCGTGCCATCGCTGTACCGGGTGATATGCTCGCTTTCACTTCCCTCGGGTGTCGGACTCCCGCCAGTGTTCCAGCCGGGAAACACTCGCCCGTTGTTTAATTCCCCCGCCTCTGACAGCACCGTGACCGCATCACCGACGGCATAAGGATTGGAGTCCGATCGATTAGCGCCAGAGAATCCCTGGCACAGAGGAAGCCAGGCGGTGACGATATCGCCCAGGTCAACCCGGCATTTCGGCACTTTGTCATGCCGTACCGAGTGAATGACGCCACGACGCACCAGATTCGCCAGCCGGCGCTGCAGGTCACCCTCAATTTCACTCATCGGGTTTTGTCTCCCAAATCCGCCGGTAATCATCCACATGCGCCCGCCCCACATCAGGCGCTTTCCCCAGCCAGGCCTGCTTGAGCGGGACGGCGTGACTGGCAAACGGATCCACACCAAACGCCGCCGCCTGGGTGAACGAAATGCGCCAGACCAGGTAATCGTCCATGCGGGGATCGAACTCATCACGCTCTGCTGACGTAAACACCGCCGGTTCTATATGGCCCAGGCCAAACTGCTGGCCATCAATCCACTGGGTAATGTCTGCTGCCGCCGTACGCACAAAGATCTCCGGGACCGAGGCGCCAGCCCCGGCGGCATCCACCACCACAAACAGATCACAGGTCAGCCCGATATTAAGCTGCCCTTCGTTGCCCCCGCCTTGCTCCCAGCTGTTGATGGTGAAATACACCGCGGGCGTGAGCAAACCGGAAAAACGAGGCACATTTTTTTCGGGGTAAGCATCGGCGTCCTGTACCCAGTTAATCTTTTTCAGCGCGGAGATCACCGCGTCGTGATACTGCCCCAGCAGAAGTGGCTCAGCCATTTTTCACCTCATACCGAAATTTTTGCCTTCACCCTTCCGCGAATATCACTTTCAAAGTGATGCATAAAAATATCCATCGCCTCAGCAAACGCGTTGTCCTCTACGTAGTTCAGCATGGGCTCGTAAATATCTACTTCCGCCTCCCGGGTTCGCCGCGTTTGCGGATCGCGGATCACGACTGTTCGCTGCTTATCACGACGCGACCGGGCGACCTCCCCATTTGTGAACGTCTGTGAGGAAAGTAGATTGCCTTTAGGTGCAAAACCCGCCTCCTGCGTCTGCCTGGTGGCTTTGATATAACGCCCCGTCGATTTATCCCGCCGGGAGTGACGAGGCCGGATCCGTCCTGAAATACGCCCTTTCAAATCCTTCACCTTGATGGCGTTCAGACCGAACCAGAGACGGAAATTATCCAGCTGCGATCCCCTGTCGAGCCGGAATGACAGCAGGCGACGGCGCACAAGGTTCATGCTTCGTGGCGCCAGTCCGTCCTTCAGGTCAGCCATCGCCTTTTTTCGAAGCGTGGCGGCCGTTCGGCTGAGCGCTCGCGTATAGGCAGCCCGGAATTGTTTCTGGGTGGCACCAATCTGGTCCGCAATACCCCAGATGGCATTCACATCAATATCAACGGGTAAATCCCGTCGCAGGCGCGATTCACGGGCCATATCAGCTCCATTTATCAATTGCCGGTTGAGGTTTACCCAGCTCACCATAGGCCAGCGTGACGCGGGTCCGCCCTTCCTCGTCGGTACCGACGTGCGTAACACGGTACGCCACCTGGTTCATCACCACGCTATCGTGCTTTGATAACCCGATGATATCCGCCGTCATGGCGCTGAATGCCGGGGAATGGTCCTGAATTTCACCGCCACCCGGCACGCTGACAGGCGCATCAGGCGATTCAAAAATCACCGTCACCGCGCGCTGTTCATCCCCGATAGACAGCATGGCTGGAACCTCTTCGGCAAATGCCCGGTTTACCCGGGCATCCGCTTTCATCAAGCGCTCGCGAAAGCGATTCATCAGTAACCCAGACGAACGGGAACCAGATCCACATCGGCAGCGGCATCCGCCCAGGCCGTCCCCACCAGCGGATTCGGTGTCGCTGCCTCCCCTGCTTCCGCAGTAAGTGCGCCATCTGCCATATACAGCTTCTGGCCAATAGTGACCGCTTCTGCCGCCTTTGGCAGAACGAACACACCCGCGGTATGCAGCACACCCCACAACCCTACCGGGATGTCATCGTGAGCGACACCCACAAGCGAGCCTGAAAGCACGGCATCCCCCGAATGAATATCGGTCGCACCGGTGTTCTGAATATCCAGCGTGTTGCCGTCCTGCTGATAATTTTTCGACATTTTTCTCTCCAGAAATACAAGGAGCAGCACATGCCGCCCCTTAATAAAAAAAACCGCCAGTTGGCGGTCGTTATTTTTTGGTGACTTTAACCAGACCACGCCAGTCGAGCGGTGCCACACCGGCATCAATGCGCACCTTAAAGGCCGCGCCATCAACGGTGAATCCCTGCTGCTGCTCCAGATAAGGCGTATCAATGCCGTCCAGATAGGCCACCTCAATAGTGTCGCGGCCCTGCGCCGCCGACAGGTAATAATCGGTTTGGCTGCTATCATCCAGACGAGCCTCAGAGGCCACCGTCACAAAGTTCTGGATCGGGTTAACGATACCGCTGTTCGTATCCGCGCCCGGTACGCTTGCCGATTTGATCAGCTGATTCGCGCGGGATTCAATCGCTACCGGCGTCAGCATAAACGCCGGACGAATGTTTAGACGGCGGTCGCCAGATTTTTGTAACAGCATTGCCTTACGCGCCGTATCCAGTCCTTCAATACTCAGGTCGGCGGAGACAAGGTTGCCGTGATCGGCATGGAACAGTGGTTTTCCGTCCGACATTTTCGGGTTGCTGGTCAGCACCGCCCACACCAGATCGCCGACGGTTGCTCGTGCTGCAAGCCCCATCGCCTGTGGGATACGGGTCAGCATGTCTAGGTCATCGTTGATGATGGTCTGGCGGTCAATGCTGAAGAGTTCGCCGTAGGTTGCCAGCGCGATGGGCTCGCCGCGATCCTTGATAGTGACATATTTATATTCCGCCCCCGCTCGGACCTTACGCAGCGATGCCAACGATTCCAGACCGACGCGGTGCGCGGTTTTGAAATCGGTCAGCGTACCTTTACGGGTCCACTGATCGAATGATTCTGCGGCCTCATCCCAGCCCAACAACACCGACTTGTGTGCCACATCCATCAGGATATTGCCAAAGTCGCTGCTGCTGTGGGTAAACGCCAGACCGACCATCGCCTGCGCCGTCCCAGCACCGGAGATACCGATGCCACGATCAACCAGCGAGGCGCGCGCCAGTTCGCGTAAGGTATAACCGTTATAGGCGTTACTCCTCTCAGCTTGGGCATAGCCTGCACGGGTCATAACGGCTGCACGGATGGAGTCCCCGACAAGATTACCGTTACCGGCATGGATATGTACCGCACCCGGCCCGGCACTCGGCGTCGTTCCGGCTGCCAGCGCATTCAGCAGCTTACCGCGGGCCTGCTCTGCGGAGCAGGAAATATCACCAATGCACTCCGCCTTCAGCGTGGCGAAAGCCGGGAATGCCTCAAAAACCGCAGAAACAGCGGTGGTGCGCTCAGTGTTTGCGGCCTGCATCTGCTGCTGAAGTTGCGCCGCCAGGGCAGTAATATCAATATTGCCCATCTGCTGCTGGGTGGGTTGCGGTGCCTGAGCCTGTGGAGCTGGCGGCTGGATAACCGGGGCTTCGGCGCGCGGCGTAATAAGATGTTTAATTTGTTCTGGCATATTCTGATAGTCCTTCAGTTTATTTTCATTCACACAGGCCGCGGCCTGCAGTTCAGGTTCAAGCCGGTCGGCAAACCCTTTTTCCACCGCCTCCGCGCCGTTGAGCCAAGTTTCTGCTTTCAGCATCGCCTCCAGCTCCTCCTGCCCAAGCCCGGTTTTATTCATATAAGCACTGAGCATCAGCGCCTCATTGCGGTCCAGCCAGTCGGCGTAATCGCGCATCTCGTCAGAGTCACCGGCAATACCACCCCACGGTTTATGCACCATGATCCAGGCGTTCTCCGGTATATGCACCGTGGCGCCAGGCAGACAAACGATCATGGAGGCCATACTTGCCGCCACGCCGTCCACCCAGATATCCACCTTCGCCTTGAGCCGGGAAAGCGTATTGAAGATGGCAAAGCCCTGCATCACATCACCGCCCGGGCTATGGATATGAAGATCCACCGCACTCGCCTCAAAGACGCCCGCTTCCTTGCAGTCGGTGACAAATTGCTGGGCGGTAATTCCCCAACCGCCGATCACGTCATAGAGAAAAATCTCCACCCGTCCGGCGGCCTGCGCGCGAATTTCATACCAACGCTGACCGGTGGCGGCATCGACTCCAGCCAAGCTGGCCTGGGGATTAATCGTCACCGTCCGACGGCTTTTTATCATCAGTGTCTTTTGCCGTTGCATCTGGCGTTGCTCCTTTGTCGTTGGCGGCGTCAGAGTCGAACACCAGCCCGTTTTCTCGGTTAAATTCTGTTTCACGAAGCCGCTGGCGTTTCACCTCCTGCGGGTTTTTGCCACGTGCTCGCGTCCACTCCGCCTCGGTTCCGGCCCCACCGCGGACAATCGCTTTCCAGGCGGCGGCCTCTTTCACCGGGTCAATCCACGGCATAACCGGTCCCAGATAAAGGGCGTTATAGAGAGAGTTTTTATCTACATCTGGCGGGATGGTTATGCCGCTGAGCAGCGCCATCGCCAGCCAGTTCCGGTAAACCGGGCGGCTTTGCTGTCCCACAAACCACTGCTGAAGGACGTTGTAACCCTCAAAACTTTCCACCAGCTCCTGCCGCTGCGAGCTGTAGGTGCCGTTGTAATCACGTGCAATGCTGGAGTAACTGCCGCGTGTTCCCGCCGCCACCGCGCGCATCTGCCCGTTCCTGAACTCGTACATGTGAACGTTCGGGCGATTTGATTCCACCATGCCCAGGTCCTCGCCGGGCTTCAGTTCGTCGTAAATCATTCCCGGGGCAATATCGTAATAACGCTGGCCACCCGGTGTTGAATATTCCGGGTCGCCATCAAGGGAGGCAGCGTCGCCCCGTTTGATATAGAAACCCAGCGCCGCCGCAATGCGGGCCGCTACGCGTTCACTCTCTTCATAATCTTTAATATCGGAAAGGCGGGTTATCACGCCGTGGATCAGACTGATGCCACGTAGCTGGTGCAGCCGTTTTCGCATCGCTAGGTGCAGCATGCTGTCGGCTGAAATGGTTTTTAAATCAGCGCTTAATCCGGCAAAGCTGGCAGGATGATTTTTATAAACCTTGTAGCCCGTCGGTCGCCCCCAGGCATTCACGATAATCCCCTGACGAACCTGCTGACCGGCGGTGCTGTTCAGGTTGAACGGCACAAAGTCAGCCTCCAGCAGCTCCAGTGAAAACGGCACTGATGTAGAATGCTGCAGACCAGCCACGTTTCCGCGCACCATCTGCGTAAACACTTCCCCGTCACGCAGCGCCGAGCGCAGCAAAAGCCTTTCGGCTTCAGGACGGGTAAACATCCCTGTCACCTCCGGGCGCACCGACCATTCCGCCCACAGCGCGGATAATTGTCCGGCAAAATCCGAATGCAGATTCCCTTCCAGATCCAGCGGCTGCGGCTCAACGTGGATCCCGTGCGCGCCAATCACCCGATCCTCCATTTTGTCGAAAAGACCAATGACCAGATCGTGGTTTTCATCCAGCCAGCGGGCCTGCTCACGGAGCGAGGTACCGGCAGCAAAGACGGCGGTGTCAGCAGAGCGGGATTCTCGTTTACTTTTCTGCAGTCTGGACGGGTGCGCCGCCTCGTAGGCGCTAAGCCTGAGCCGGTTCTGCGCGCGCGCCGCCGCCCACCCGGGCGAAATAACGCCCAGTGTCTTTTCAAATATTCCCATGCTATGCCTTAAAGAAAGTTAGCGAGTTTGTGCGAACCACTGCGACGAGTGAATAAGCGCCAGCGCCTTTCCCAGTATTCAAGCTCATCGCGGAGCGCTTTAGGGTCATGGTTAGTGATCGCCCGTCCATTAACACCGGTAAATGACACGCTTTTACCGTCCAGAGAATCCCGGTAAGCCTGGCGAACGGCCTGAAGTGTCTGGAATACATCGTCCTTTGTCATAACCAGCCTCCACTGCCTGACGATCCAAGCCAACCGCCGGAAGGTCCGCCGTGTTGTGCAGGCGGCTCCGGCGCTTTCTTGCTGGCGGGTGCGGTATTCATGGTGGTTATCTCCCGGGGGCTGTCCCCTCCAAAATTATTTGCATTCACGTCCTGAGGCTGCGCCCACGCTGGCGGGCTTTCCCAGTCCCTGATTTTTTCGTATCCCCGTAACACAGCAATCGCCTGCGCATAACAGAAAAGGTCAAAAGCCTCGTTATTGCCTTTACCGGGCTTACGCCATTTACCGTCCACACCTCTTTCCTCATAGGTCAGCTCGTCGTAGAACCACTCCCCGAGCCAGTCAGGGAAATGGATATAACCCGCCCCGGGTGTTTCACGGGCCAGGTTATTACTGAGCTGATCTTTCAGGGTATCGGTCTGCAGAAGGTACACCGGCACCTCCCCGCGCACTTCTGCACGACGGTCAGCGCGGCCACTGTTATCTGGGAATGTTTTGGTGATGGTTTTCTGTCGCTTCGCGCTGTCACCTTTTATCAGGTAGACGCGTTTGCCGAGGCCGTCCCGGCGACACTGCCGCCAGAATTTATAAGCGTTATCGGTTACCCCCTCTTCACCGCCACTATCGACCGCCATCGCCAGCACCGGCATTCGCCGTTCTGGGTCTGACTGCAGGCGATAGTTTTTTTCAAGCACATCGCTGACCAGCAGTTGCCAGTCCTCGGGGTAGGCTCCGGGGTGAACCGGAGCCGTTTCACCCTGTTCATCACACCGCAGGGACTGTCGGATGTTGTAGCGGTCAATCAGCCAGCGCTCGCCGTTTTCCCCGTAGCCAATGATCTGGACCACAAAGCGACGATTTTTGCCGCCCTGAACGTCCACCGCCGCCAGCAGAAAACGCACCTTCGGCGGCACTAGGCGCTTGCCATAATCCTCCGCCCGCTGCATCAGCACATCTGAGCGACGTTGTTCTGTCGCTGCGCGGGGAAGATAAGGCAGCCCCCAGTCGGTATTAATAACCGCCTTCAGGGTTTCTTCACTGCCGGTGGCTTCATATTCCTGCTCAGCCGTCAGCAGTTTATAAACCAGCTGCGCCCAGGTCTGATAGGCAGCTGCCGGGCCTTCCATCCAGAACGACGCAATGCGGGACCGGCGCGCTTCACCGGAGACTGTGCCCTCACGATCAATCTGCTCACCTTCACGCAGCCAGACGCCGCGTCCGTTAAGCTCACGTTTCAAATCGGCGGTGATGGTGTTGCCACAATGCGGGCATAAAATATGTGCCGTTTCGCTGGCTTTCACAGGATCCTGAATTTCCCTATAGCCGGTCATTGCATTCATTTCTGGCTGAAAATGCTCACCACAATCCGGACACGGCCAGTACCAGCGCCGACGGTCACCGCGGTTATACAGAGATAGGATCCCGGTAGTCGGCGGAGCTTCGTGCGGTGACTTACGGCGCCATTTGCTGTCGCGGATATCACGCCCGGGTGAACTCTCCACCAGCGTCATGCCGGCGGACATAAAGGTGGTGGTACGTTTAGACGCCAGAGAGAACCCATCGCCCTCGCCATCGATATTCTCAGGGAAGCGATCGTAATCGGTCAGCGCGACGCATTTGAAATCGGACGACGACATGATATTGATGGAGGGCCAGCCAATTTTCAGGTAGTTCCCGGCCAGAAATGTTCGGTCGTGAACGTTGTTATCGTTCCTGAATGGGCTCAGCTTTTGCGCTACCTCTGGGCTGGCTCGGAAGGTTCTCGCCAAACGTTTTTTCGAGTGCTCACGTGCTTTCTCTTCCGTCATCTGCACAATAAGCATGTCCGACGGATCACAAACGATGTTGTAAACCACCCAGCCATCAATCAGGCCAATCGTCTTACCCGTACGGGCCGGGCCAACAAACACAACCGCGTCGTATTCACGGGACGCCAGGCAGTTCATCGGCTCAACAACGTAGGGGGCCAGATTTGGATCCCACTCCACGGAGTTACCCACGCCAACCGGCACACGCATGTATTTATGTACCGCTTCCGCTACAGGCATACGACGTGGCGCCCTGATAATGGCGGCGGTATTTTTCCTGGTTTCTGCCGCCGTCGCCTGTCGCATGCGTTACTCCTCTTCTGTCAAATCCTCCTGTTCAGGCGAGTCTGCCTGCTCAACCTTCAGGGCTATCCGATCCCTCAGGTCATCAATCACTTTTTGCACTCTGACCACCGCTGACGGTGTCATAGCGCAATCTCGCTCGAGGATATCGGGCAACGTTTCCAGCACCTGAACGACGGCTTTCGCCATAGAGGAAAATTCACGGCTAACTTCCGCAGCGGGGATTAACTCATTTGTTTCCTGCTGGAATTTAAGACGCTCACGCTCAGACTGAAACCAAGCTTTCCGATCGGGAGGAAGCATATTATCGACGTCCACCAGCTCCGAAGCGGTCGTTCTGCTCAGCAGCTCTTTGAGGATATCCAGAACAGAATACAGTTTGAGACGGGCGTTACTGCCGGGGGCTGGTTCAACGTTGGTTAGCCTGCTGGCGACCGTCTGACGATGGAGATCGGTGATCGCTGCAATCTGGTTGATATTCAGCCGGAGGTTTTTCAGTTCATTATCCATGATGGTGAACAATTTTTAATCATTTCGACATCGTGAATAATTTCACGACTGAAATATCAGTGGGTTAAGGGAATGATGATGATGCCGATAAAATGCAAAAAACCAGCCGTTTTCCGCGTGTCTCTGCCCCCTCGGTATTCAGAATCGCTAGGAGGACCCACTCAAATGAGTGTTAAATATCAACAAAATGATAATAAAAAAGGCCGCCATAGCGACCTTGTTCTGCATTATGTGTAATCAGTAATTTGCATCACGTCTTTGCTGTTCGATAATATCTTGCTGCTCATTCCATTCTGCATCTTGTGAATCATGGTAAGCCTTAGCATCTATAATCTCACCTATAAGCCCATCAACAAATTCTGTGGACTTATCTTCAAGAGATACACCTTCAGGAAGGAGATCGTATTCTCTAGCCATCTGCTCCAACTCTTCATCACTCAAATGCTCAAGCTGTTTGCGTTCATCATCAAAATCAAAGTTATCAGTCATGTACAATCTTCCGTCAGTAATAAGGGGGATACCATTATGTCCAACGAATTTTTACATTCAATAACCAATTATCAATCCCACTATCAGGTGGCCTTTGTAATGCTCAATGCAGAGCTACCGGCTTGTTAACGGCCCCTCCCCGGGCAATAGTTCGCCGTTGTTCAATCATGCTGACAGCGGTCTTCGCGTTTGCCACCTTTAATAATTCCGCGCTATCCCATTCTGACCACTTGGTTTTTCAGTCATAGTTCGCCCACTGGTTGCCAGCGAGAAACGCAGCAGCCATAAGAGACACTCCTAGTTAAATTTGATTTTTCGCGGGTAAAAAAATTCGAAGAGGCGGGCAGTCCGGAAGGTGGTGGACTGCAGAGATTTGACCTCCCCCTCCCCTAGCCGTTGATGACATTCATTCTCACTTGAGCCGCTCGCGCGCGGTCTTCGCTGCGTGGCACGACCAGCACAGGCTTTCAAGGTTGCTGTCTTCATCAGTGCCACCGTGAGCCTTCGCCTTGATATGGTCAACACACGAGGCTTGCTTAACGACGGCTTGTCGTAGGTGCTGCTGGCAGAGTCCCTTGTCACGCTTCAGGATGCGAGCGCGGATGGCTTCCCACTTCGTCCCATATCCACGCTGATGTCGGGATTGTCCTGGTTTGTAAGTTTTCCATCCTTCGCCTTTGTGGGATTTGCAGTAGCCTGACGAATCAGTTGTTGTCGAGCGGCAGCCACGAGCACGGCAGGCTTTTGGTGTTCGTGGTGACATAGTAGCTCCAATAAAAAAGCCACCAGCAAATGCCAGTGGCTAGAGATATTCAATGTAAATAACCATCACGAAATTACTTAGTTCGTGAGGATAGAAAATTTACTCGAGGTCAAGTTTCTTCTTTAAATAGGCCTTTGTTAGCTCCAGCCCAACATCTTTGATTGTGCTCAAGGGAGCATCACTCACTGACTTTAACTTCTCAAAAACTGTAGGCTCATTTAATGATTGCGCGAATTCTTGTCCCTGCGCAGATAAACGCACATCAGTACCCATATCTAACATAAAGCCCCGATGGTGCATGTATCCAAGCTTAGAAGTATCATTTGTTATCAGTTCCTTATTGCTAATATACCCCTGTTCAATAAGGAGTAGATAGTGGAACATCCCTTCATTAGAGTCGATGGCATACCCTGCGCTAGCTAACTCCTTTGTCGAAATAAAGGGTGTTTTAGCCGCCAAAAAAACCCCAAGCATCCCCTTCATGTATTCTAAATCCTTAACCACAGAAACCTCCTTAGCATCCTGAAAGTTCAGAATACCGTCCAGAAGCGCCAAGATAAATCATTATCACAGGCACTCAGTGAATGCAGTTTTCAGCACAAAATAAAAAACCGCCCGTAGGCGGCTTTGGTTACAAATTTTCGTTTCGCTTTATCTCGGCGTCGATTTGACGGCCAACCTCATCGGATTTTCTCTTTTCTTCTTCAGGATCGAACTCCGGAAGCTGCTCCCAGCCATCGTCATTATCAGGTGCTTCTTCTTCATCAAATAACCAGAGGGGTATCTCTATACGATCCCCAACTTCCCACTCTTTCTCTTCCAAGATTTCTTCTGGCGTCTCTTCTGGAACATTGAAGTAGTACGAATAAACCGTATCTTCAGAACTGCCTGAATCCGGTTGGAGCAAATCTTCATCAATGCCAGATTCTTCCAGCTGCTCGTCTGTAAGACCCAAAAACTTAGCTAACTTTGACTGTGACATGATTACTCTCCCGGTAGGTTGAAATAATAGATAATCACGCCAAGAACATCATGTAAAGCAATGTTTTAATTGACGATACCGTCAATTTATCTTATCAGCTATTCCCTGTGTGGTTAACTATTACCCCTTTTCGGGAAGATTCATCACAACGCCACTCCCATATGGGCCTTCTGATACTCACCGCGGGACCTCCCACAATACCGGCGGGACTGGCAGTTTGAATTATCACATGTACTCAGCTAATGCCTGTCCTAGCTGCAATAAAAAACCGCCCGGAGGCGGTTTAGGTTTTAGAGATAGGATTAGTCAAGTCGGGGGTCAGTAAATCCCATCAGGATCAACTGCTTGATAGCTTCACAAACTTCCATGTAGGCTCCATCCTCTTCAGGAGAAGAAACGATGACCTGCTTTTTACCCCTTCCTAAATCCACCACAAGCCGACCATCAATCACTTTCAAAGAAACTGTTACTAAATAATGAGGCCCACCAGTAAATGGTGAGTCATCAATCACAGTTGACAGCATGAATGTCAAAGCTAAATTATCGTCCAGTCTAAACCCAGGGGTAGGTTTTCGGTCAAAATCGCCTTTGTCATTGATATCACCCATTCGAACATATGGGTGTTCGACTCCACTCGCATCACGCCATGTAGTAGCTGGAAGTTCCAAAGATGCTTTAAACTCATTAGCAAGCGTGTTGGCGCAACGTCGTAAAAAGTCCAGCCGCGTTTCCCGCTTCATTTCCAACTCATTGCATTTTCTTTTAATGTCGGCATAAGTGATGCTCATTCTCTTCTCCAGAATATTGGTACGAATGAACATAATAGCCTCCTTTTTCAGCACATTTGTTGGGCCGTATCACCATTATCAAGTCCATCTGTAGATGAGCGTAATAACATCTACTGAGTGGGTCTGATTTTCTCTATTTCCCGTATTCCGAAAAAATTATTGTTGCCCTTTTCGATGACAGCCAGCAGCGGTTCAATCCAGAGGACGGCCTGACAATACGTCATTGAGCTGGCGGCAGCGGCACTATCATCGGCTGCGTCAGCGTTCCCGGTATTAGGGTGCATTGCGCTGGCACGTAAACGGTACGCGTATTTGAGCAGCCCACCAGCGACATCAGCAGGAACAGGCAAATCACAGGTCTTTTCACGTCGTAGAATCTCCCGGTATTCGATGACAGTTTTCTCAGTACCAGCATCAATCAGCGAGTTAAGGCGGTTGGCGTTCTCTGCTATCTGATTAAATCGATTGAAGTTGAAAGCCTGTGTAGTTATCACCGTTGCCTGTATCGCGTTATCACTTCGCAATACATCGTTATCGCTTTTCAATTCCGCGATATCCGTTCTGGTGCTTGCCAGCAATACACAAAGAACAGCGATGATGATAACTACGACCACCAGCAACAAAGACCGCCATCCAATCTTCAGGTCCGCCAGCGTAATCATTACAGGCCATCCAGACAGAGTTGCTTTTCAGCATCACGCCGTTTAACGAGTCCTGGGAGAATTGTCTTGCCAGCGTATACCCAGCGGGTGAACTGGTTACAGGCAGATGGCCACGCAACTGGCCCCTCGCGGAACATCGCATATAAGGTTGATTTCTGCATTGCGCCACAGCCAACGTTGAAAGTAATCGACGTAACAGCTGAGAACGTGTTCGCACTCAGTTTCTTTCCGCTGGCGTAGCTATTGACGCATTTCTCAGCCTCTAGGATGTTTCGCTCCCAGTCGGCGGCAATCTGCGCATCAGTCTTGCGAATACCTACCTTCACACCATGTGTATTGCCAATCCCATCAGTCAGAACAGCAGCCGGACAAACGTACGGATCACGGCGGCAAGATTCAGCATTACCGATAAGCTCCAGCCCACGCTCATTCGTGCGAACATGGCCAGCATTCAGCACAATCGCAATAATTGCACCAACAGAGCAAACCGCGCTGGCAGCGCCAGCCTTCTTAGGTAGTTGTGCCATCGTTAATCCTGTTCATTGACTCGGTGATCACTTCAGCAGGTTCAGGTCGGGCTTTCTGCTGTACGCCGTGGAGATAGTCAGCCAGCAATTGAGTCCGTCGGCTGTCTTCTTTACGTTCACTCCTGGCATCCATTCGCCCCATCACAAACGAAGCCAGCGATATGACGACACCAATCAGCCCGAACAAGATGTAAACCATGTCCTGTGTTGTGATGCCCATCATCGAAGCAATGGCAGCAAGCCAGGCAAAGAACTGAGTGATGATGTTTCCTTGCTGGTCATTCATTTTCATAGTCTCTCACCTCGCTGCGTGGCGGGTGCTGTGCATGATGGAAAGGGATCAGGCTCGCGGGCTCTTATATCAAAGGGTAAGTTAGGAGTGATTCCCGGAGCCTGAAAATAAAAATCCCCAGCGGATGCTAGGGATTGGAATTAGATAACATTTATTCGAACGTTACTGGAGTGGATCTTCAAGAACCTCAACCTCATTCAACAAGGCGATATCTTCGTTCTGTCCTATGGTCCAGTAACCTGTTATTTCTTTTTTAGAGTCTGCAAACTCAATTGGGTCATTCGACCAGCGAGCCAATTGAACTTCGCCTCTATGACGAACAATGTAGATACCCTCTTCCAAGCGACCTCCAGATGATGGGGTAACTTAGTAAAGATAGGTACTGTAGAGCGAGACCGCCATGTCGTTTGGTAACCAAGGGAAAGTAATGGCGAGAAGCCTTATGCTTTAAGTTAGTGACTAAGTGACCACTCTTAACAGACTACGACATTTTTTGCGTACGCATAAGAATTATTTTAAAGTAAGCTCTGATAATAAAAACCGACATCATGTCTATTTTTTCAGCAATAGCGTAGGGGTTGCAATGCTTTTAGGTGATAATGAAAGATTCATAATAAAATGTGACGTAGATCTTGAGCCATACCCAAAAGAAGCACCTTCGATGCTCCTTAAGAACTGTATCCCAACTTTGTTCACATTAAAAAAGAATGCAGATGCGTTCTATGAAATCAATAAAGGACGTTCAGTTATTCGTTTGGTTGACGTCCAAGAAACGACTTCTGATTATCGACTTCTGTTTCAATATGCAAACCGTGATGCCTCCGATCCAGCCTTCGCAAACCTCAAAACTGGCGAAAGTCGTATAGCTAAAAAAGACGAGGATGAGGGGCTTGGTGCCACTCTGCACATGGTTATTGAAAAGGTATCAAAAAACGAATCCTTCCCAAATACCTACACTGCGGTTATCGAAGAAGTGCCTGGAATCACTAGAGCCCTTCTTTCGCAAGCCTTGACTGCATTTTTTAAACACTGTGGTTTTACATTCAAAAAACCAGATGGTAAGAAAGACTTAGTCTGCAGACCCCTTGTTAATATTGACTTTCATGCCTCATCAACCTTGGAAAAAACCCTTTCAACTGGCTATTTAGCAGGCATCACAGCTGTACGAAAAGTTTCAAAGGACTCTCTTGATGAACAAGGACTTATCCGAGTTGATGAGGAAATACTGAAAATATCAACAAAATTTAAGCGCGGCGAAGGGGCAGTAAAAGCTGTAAAACAGGCCTACGATAAGCTTCGAGGCATGGGGTATGGGACCATGCGAATCACATATAAAGATGCTAACAGGCGCACTGGCACCGATAGCTTTAGTTTAAGTACAGACAGAAGTCTAAAAGAGCTTGCTACAGCACAACTCGCGCAAAGGGACAAAGCCATACTTGCCACGAGCATAGACGTTTGCCAAGAGAGAATGCATCCAGAACTCTTAGGAAAAATGGCCAATTTTCTGGTAAAATGAGAGCTATAACAGGAGGGGGGGATATGTCACTTTTTGCTAAAATAACAACGCCGATTGACTACCTCATGATCTCGCACAATGAGAAAAGGTGGTTTGATTTCATTTTGCCACTAATTGCATCTCTCATATTAGTTATTATTATTAATATTTTACCAAAAAACATTTCTTTAATAGGAAAGGATAGCTTAGTTTCACTGGTAAATGGCATCTTACAAATCCTTTCGGGTTTTTACATCGCATCTATGGCAGCTGTTGCGACCTTTCAGAAAAAAGGAATGGATAGCGTTATGGATGGCGTTGCCCCTAGGCTTAGGGGAAGCAAGTTAACAAGAAGAAGATTTCTAACTTATCTTTTTGGTTATTTAGCATTCATAAGCATCATGCTTTACTTCGTAGGTGGTGCGGTTCAACTTACAAGCACGAGCATAAAAGAGCTCCATATTACTCAATATGGATGGGTAAGGAATGTTTTTTTATTTATTTATCTTTCCTGTGTATGTAATATTTTATCGACCACTGCTTTAGGAATGTTCTTCATGATTGATAAAATGCATGAAGAAAGAGCTGAACTCAACATTCCGGATGCTAATAAAACCAATGATGAGGAGGATGGAGACCAATATTAAAAAGGTCTCCAGATTATCTAATCAAGTATCATGCTGCAAACGCCATCAACAAACCCTATTGCCGTTTGCAGTTTCTTCCTGATGGTTCCATCTGAACATTTTTTCTTCTTCGCAATTGTTCGAAGTGAAATACCAATTACAAAATGTGCAATAATCAGCTCATATTCTTCTGGCCTGTACTTTCGTAAGCGTGCCACGCATCCATCAATCATAATACCGTCATCATCATCACACTGAAGACGTGATTTCTTACCGTGAGGTATCAATCCTTTAAACCCAGCAGCAATTGGTTGCCAGTCAACTCCGCTGCTTTCTGCTGCAGCCCAAGCGCCCCACATATCCATAACTTCATACATATCACGCATGTTATCTCCACAATTCATGCCAGTACGCCGATTGCCAGCGCACGATCTAAAACGCGAAACAGCAGAACCAGCTGGTCACCGTATTTCGCTTCAAATGCCACAGGGCTGGCATGCAACTCGTCGTGATGCTCTCTGCACAGAGGAATCACAAACAGGTCGTGTGCCTTGGTACCCATTCCACCTTGCCCGTGGCCTATCAGGTGGTGGGGGTCGTCTGCCGGGTTGTTACAGCACATGCATTGCTGCGCTTTAACCCAGCGGGTGTACTTCTCGTTCTCCCAACGTCTGCGCTTTGGCTTCAACATCAGGGATTCTGCCGTTTCCGGGTCTATCTTTAACGCGACAATCCGTTTTGCTTTCTCCTGCACCAACTGCGTGGCAGCAATCGCCGGAACGATTTCACTTTCACGCATGAGGGACTGATGCTTCTCCTGTGGTAAGCGGAGAACCTTTCTCGCAATGCTCTCAGGGATAGCGTCTGCCACGTCTTTGGTTACAAGCCACCAGCAGAACTCCGGCAGGGTCACTTCATGCTCTGGGGCAAAGCCCAGTTCACGACACGCGACCGATAAAATCCAGGATACTAAGTTTGCACGTGCAATGTCTGCCTGCCGTTCTGATGTTTGTTGCCTCTGATGGTTGTCACAATGCCAGCACAAACGGATTGAGCCAGGGTGATGGCGTAATGTCGTGAAGTTGTGACTGTGATAGTCACTAATCTCCCACTGACAGATAAGCTGCTGTTCCAGCCAGTAATCAAGTCCGGGAAGCCCACCAGCAGCGCTAATAACCTTCTCGTTCTCAAATACACTGCTCATCTGTGGGTCAGCGGCGAGGGGCTGTAGCGCTGGTGGGATTAATCCCGTCGCATAGTTTGCATATCCCTGTGGTTCGCTTTCCAACAGAACGCGGCCTCTGGCAAACAGTGCCATAAGGTCAGCACTAGGACGAAACAACACTATCCCCATGCGAGGAGCCACTTCTGGCGTTAACAGTGCCCTCACACGGCCTCCAATGGTTTGTATCGAGTAATCATAATTTCTACTTTCCCATTCGGTACTACCGGCCCCCACTCCACCAGCATGCGCTTCACCTGGCTGTCGTCCTCCCACACACCAGCATGAGTCAACGCGTCAAACAGCGCTTTGTTGTAGTTGTCGATATCCCGGCAGCGTTTGTCTGGTGGGTACAGCGTGATTTCAACTGCCGCGAATTCTGATGATGGTTTGGGTAGTTTACGAAGTTGTTCGATAATTGCGGCACAAGCAGCGCTCTGGAACACGCGCCCCTTCTGACTGATTAGATGCCGACCTTTTAACGGGCCACTGTTAGGCGCGCGCCAGTAGGTGTTAACGCTAGGTGGGAACGGTAGCACTAATTTCATTTAGACACCTTCAGCACAGCGATCAGATCTTTAGCCACTTCTCGGGTATCACCTTTGCTCATGATCACCCCCTGAATCCTTCAGGAATGCGTGTATCGCATTCGTATTTGGATTTGAACCCCGCATCTTCGCGAGCCCATTTGCCGTTAATCCAAGATGGGCGACCAGCAGAGTCCCATTTCTTCGCCTTCTCGAAGTACTCAACGCAGTTCTCAGGGGCAAAGAGAGTTTTGGGACGGAGGTAATCACGCATCTTGTCGTCCTTGGCCCACTTCTCGTTCAGGTAATCGACCACCAGCATCAGGTCTTCTGGGCTGTAATCCTCAGCAAGACGGCCACGGATATAACCCAGCGTGGATTTTGTTCTTCCCCCTTTCCCGTAGGTTGAGTTAGTTACCCGATTGAAATGATCCAGAACCAGAGAACCTGAATCGACTTGGTCTGGTTGCAGCGCAACCGGACAAGAGTCTTTACCTGTAATCTCTGTAGTACTCTCTGTTGTATTCTCTGGAAGAACATCAGTGCAATTTGACCTGATGACAGCGGTTCGTTTTGACCTGATGGAGCGTTTCACTTTGACCTCCTCCATCGTGTCATTTTGACCTGATGGAGGAGTGCATTTTGCCCCCTTCGATTCGCTCACTTTGACATCATCTAAAAGCGCGCTTGCGTAGTTGATCGTGTAGTAGTTCGTCATGTCGCGCTGGGACTTGTTCAGTTGCTCAATTTTGAGCACGCCGAGGGTCTTCAGGCGAGTAAAGGTACGCTTCAGGGTAGACTCAGACCAGAATGGGAACTGCTCCAGCCACTGTTCAGTGGTGTTGTAGATCCAGCGTTCACCGTCACGATCCAGCCCTGAAGTGGTTTCTTTCAGCCAATAGTTCACCTGCTGCAAAGCAATGGCCTCATTCAGCCCAATGCTGTGCGCAAGGTCAGGGTTTATCACTATCGGCCGGGATGGCATTAACAGGCTCATGGCAGTCCTTTAGCTCTGTAAATTTGCGCTGGAATTGTTCAAGAGGGCTGAAGCACTCATGAGCGTACCCTTCACGAAGGTATATAACGCGCTGTGTATTTGGCTCCCAGCGGATGACACGGACTGGCACTCCGTATTGGTCTCTGAACCGCCGGTTAACTTGAGCCATTCTTCGCGCCCCTTCTCGTTCATCTGAACAAACGTCTCTACCATCAACCCGGCAGGTTGGTAGTTGTCCCCATCCACTGGGTTGGTTATGCTTTCCACATAGCCGAACGGGGCGTTCTTCCCCACCAGCGGCAGACATCTGAATTGCTTAGCTGGTCTGAATCGGTTTACACTGTTCATGCGTTAGTTTCTCCACTGATACGACACGCCAAGACGCCCGGAGCTGCACACTCGCGGGCGTCACTTTTTCTCCCGGCAGAAACGAAAACCTCTACTGCTTGGTCTGAAACCCCCACACCGTAAAGCGCCATGAATCCTAAGAACCCATGAATCTGGTGGCGGAGTTTATTGGTGAATAACTTGGAAAGGGTTTTGCTTTCTGATGTGTCAATGACGCCATCAGCCACTGCTGCCATCTTCGCCGTTGCCAGTTCGCCAGCCGCAACCGTCGCCTGCATCTCGATATCAAAGAGATCGACGTTATCGATGCCGTTAGCCTTCGGTACGTCCACCAGCAGCTTCCCGCAACGACCAGCAAAGTATTCTGCCAGGTATGCGCTGTTCGAAAACGTCTGCATCTGCTCCAGTTCTGCCAAGGTGAAGAACCGGCTACCGCACTTCTGGTACAGATGGTTGTGGAACTGGTCGATAGTCATCCCTAAATTGGAAGCCATACCTAAACGACCATGTTTATGTGCCTTACACATCAGGCTGATTGCTGTATTTATGCTGTCTACCATGTTGTTTTTCCTTTGGTAGTTTTCTAACGATTGGTTTGGGACTAAATTTATTAAACCAATCTATTCGTCTTTTTCTTGGTATCTCGATGGATAGATAATGTGAAGCTCAGTGATTTTGCCTTTGAAAAATTTGGCCAGTCGTTCCGCTAGTTCTGCCGACGGAACTTGTTCGCATCTTTCAACACGACTTAGTGTCGCAGGATCGACCTGCACGCCAGTTGCGACATGCAAAAGAGTCATCCCTTGCGATTTGCGCATTTTTCTTAATGGTGATTGCATATTACCCCCTCAATTTGCGTATCTCGCATTTTATTTCACGTTAGCGAATTGCGCAAGTCGCTTTGCATGAAACGCAAAAACAACATGTAATGGGCGCATGAACATAGGAAATCGCATTCGACAACTTCGCTTAGCGAAGAACATGAAAATTGCAGAACTTGCCGAAGCAGTTGGCATTGATGCTGCTAATATTTCTCGTCTTGAAACTGGCAAACAAAAGCAGTTTTCAGAACAAACACTTAACAGACTTGCTCAAGCATTGAGCGTTGGTGTTCCTGACCTATTTACCTCAACTGAAAATGAGTCTACTGTATATAAATACAGTGAAAGTGATTCGCCATCTCAAAAGGATGTTGATGTGTATAGAGTCGAGGTACTTGATGTGAGCGCAAGCGCCGGTTCAGGGCATATTCAGGGCAGTGATGTCATCGATGTGATTCAAGCTATCGAATACAATAGCGAGCAGGCTATAACGATGTTTGGTGGAAGAACACCATCCGGAGTTAAGGTTATTAACGTTCGCGGAGATAGTATGGCGTCAACGATTGATCCAGGCGACCTTATCTTCGTAGATGTACACATAAACGAGTTCGATGGGGATGGGATTTATGTGTTTGGGTTTGATGGCAAGATCTATGTGAAGCGTCTTCAAATGATACCGGACCAGTTGTTAGTCATCTCAGATAACCCTAAATATCGCGAGTGGAGCATAAACAAAGAAAATGAGCACCGCTTCTACATCTACGGAAAAGTTCTAATAAGTCAGACCCAATCGTATAAACGACACGGTTAAAAGTTAGATGAAGACCTCACAATGAGGTCTTTTTTTTGCCCCTCATATTGCGTAATTCGCATTTTAAACTTGCGTTATTCGCAATTTGCGATTATCTTGAGTTCATCGAAAGCGAACAGGCAGGACGCCCACGAAGTAGCCGCCGGTGGCGTATGAATGACCGGATGATTCGCAAGCAACAAAAAAGCGCCCATAGGACGCTTCGCTCTTTAACATTGATAAACCAAAAGGACACTATTCTTCTACGACTTCTCTCTTGGCTATTGAAAAACTGCTGAACAAAAGTAAGCAAAGAAAAAGAAGTAGTGCTGAAATTAAAAATCCCACGTATGTCTGTGGTAATCCTCCAATACTTTTAACTGGATGATATTGTACAGTTAGATTGTCATACAATAGAGCGCAAAATGTACCAATGATTATGTAGCATAGGACTTCAAAGACCTTAGATAACCATGGAATGTATAATTTAAGGCCTGCACTAAAAACAATTCTGTTTGGCCTTAGGTATGAGACTCCCCATATGGCGACACTCATAAAAAACCATAATCCAATGGTCATGAACATCGGGACATCTTGTGATTGGAATTTAAGCTTACCTAAGAGGAAAGCGTAAAAGAGCACACCCACTGTAGAATATATGGAGCTAAGCATAATACTTCTCAGCCCATTGTAATACAGTTCATTGTCTTTAAATGGAATTTCTATCTTCTGCTTTCGCAACCGGAGCCACCTTTATCTAATTATTTCATAAGGAATTAATTGTCTTACGCTACATTTGTAGAATGTGTCACACTACATTGACATACCTTGAAATAAGAGTCTAACAGGTAATACAACTTACTCATTTCAATGAGCATCTTCCTAGGGTGCTTATTGAAATGTAACCCAAAATTTTTATTCACCTTCGGGTGAGGGATTCGTGCAGCCAAATTTCAGCGCCGTGCAGGGCGCATAAACACGGAGAAACTAATTATGATCAACCAGACAGCTGTCACTGTAACGCAACCACGATTGACCAGAGAGCAGTTGATTGATGCAGCCCGTAAAGCCGCCCCTCTTCTTCCGGCTGCATCGCAATGGCTGATGAACGAACTGGCTTGCCGTCTCAACATTACCAGCGTGGCTCTGTGTGAATCGATGGAACAGCGTAAAGCTCTCGCCACAGAAAATGCCAGCCTGCGTGATGACGTTATCGACTGGGCCAAAGAATGTGATCGGGTCACTGAACGTTTCACCAAGTCACCATGCAACCTTCATGTTCTGTCAGCGCAAAGAGAGCTGAGAGAGTTGAATGCTGTTCCGGCTATTCAATTACAGGTTATCTAAGGAGACGCATGATGATCCACTATCACGGCGGCCCCATTACGCCGGATACGTGCGCCATAAGAGCATGGAAAGGACGCCATGCGTTTATCAGTTTCGCGCACTCCGGACAAATTAACCTCGCAGCTGAATACTGCCAATCGTTCGCGCTGGACAATGGTGCCTTCACTGCATGGAAAGCAGCTGGCAAAAACAAAATCGACTGGAGCGATTACTACGAGTTTGTGGCGCGCTGGAAAAACCATCCAGGCTTTGATTTCGCTATCATCCCGGATGTTATTGATGGCGGCGGAGAAGAGAACGACGCACTTCTCGACGAGTGGCCACACGGGAAATTCTTCGGGGTTCCTGTTTGGCACATGAACGAACCAGATGGTCGGTTTATCAGGCTGTGTAATGAGTTTCCTCGCGTGGCAATCGGAAGTTGCGGAGAGTACGACGTAAAACGACCGAAAGCCGCGATAGCGAGGTTGAGGGACCTGATTCGTCATGTAGTAGATGAGCTTGGGCAACCAATTGCAAAGTTGCATGGATTGAGAATGCTCAGGCCTCAAATCTTTACCAGTATCCCGTTGGCAAGCGCCGACAGCACTAACGTCGCCCGTAATATCGGAATCGATAAAGCATGGTCTGGTGCTTATGCGCCAGCTTCAAAAGAAACTCGCGCAATTCTGATGGTTGAGCGCATTGAATCGCACAATAGCCCCGGCTCTCTCGCGTACTGCGAACAACGTGACCGGTTCGAAATGCAATTGCAATTAGCGGTGTAAGGACTAATCCATGACAACCAACTTAACAGACTCAGCACCAGTACCAGACGAAGAACTCGACCAGATGATTTGGAAGTTAGAGCGTGACGGCGGTATGACGCCCAAGATGCTGTCGTTGATGAGAGAACTGCGGGAACGGAGGAAAGCGAAGAGAGAGTCGGTGACGGAGAAAATACCGGATAGCGTCTATCAGGTTATTTATCAGGAATGCGGCGGTTTCGTAGATTGCGATGCTAATGCTCAAGCTATCTGGAACGCCTGCCGCGCCGCCATGCTAAGGGTAAGTGCAACAGAGTAAAATAAAGCAAAAGCCAGTCACTTTATTACTGACCTTTTATCTATTCTATGACTGTTTTTTTCGCGTAATCCAAGCCAAAACACCAGTCACAATGAGTGCTGCAATGATAATTTGATTAAGAGTTACTCCGAGGTAAGCCCTCTTGTATAGAGCAAACAGAAAAAGGAAAAGAACGATAAAAAACGTCCATTTGCAATAACGATGAATTTTTTCGCGCATTGTTTATCTCTCAAACTGGCTGAATCGTCAGCATTACTAAACCCATAGTGACACTGTTTGGCTGTGATTATGACTATTTTCAGGAGCACATCAACACTGGTTGAACAAAGAAATGCCGAATTCCTACTGTGTCAAAATTAAAAGATGATCCTTGTCATGACTGATCGTCTTGCGTTTACAACTAACAACCGGGTGCAGCCGGTTTAAGTGGAGAACTGCGATGAGCATACATAGCCAACGTTTTCTAACCCCTGACGACCTCTATCAGTTAACTGGTTACCGTCGCCCTTCACTCCAATGCAAAGCGTTGAAGGATAGTGGCGTATTTTTCATCCCGCGAAGAGACGGAAGACCAGGAACTACATGGGATCATGTTTCGAACCCTGTCGGATTAAAACTGGTGGTGATAAACCCAGAGGAAGAAGAACCTAACTTCAAGGATATGTGATGCCTAGAGCCCGCAAAAATGCAGAAGATAGCTGGATGCCGCCACGAGTACGCCGGGGAAAATCAGCATATGAGTTTCGTTCACCAGATGGACGAACAATTAGGTTATGCAATGCAGACCTGACTAAATCGCAGGTTTGGGCTGCTTATGAAGACTTCATCAACGATCTTAAGGTCGGTACTAGCTTTCTGGCTCTAACTGAAGAATTTTTCAATTCAGGTGATTTTCATGAACTAGCAGTGGAAACACGCAAGGATTATCGAAAATATGGGGCTAAGGTAAATGTTGTTTTTGGGAAAATGAAGCCAGACAACATAAAACCTGAGCACATCAGGAAGTATATGGATAAGCGCGGAGTGAAGAGCCGCGTTCAGGCCAATCGGGAGAAAGCATTTATCTCAAGGGTATTCAGATGGGCCTACGAACGCGGCAAGGTGAAGATGAACCCCTGCCAAGGCGTGAAGCAGTTCAAAGAGAATGCACGTACGCGATACGTCACTGATACCGAGTATAACGCCCTACTGAATGTGGCACCCGACTTGGTGAAAATAGGAATGGAGTTAGCGTATCTATGCTGCGCTAGGCAGGGGGACATTTTAGACTTGAAGAAGGCGCAAATTCTTGAAGAAGGAATACTCATTGTGCAGAGCAAGACATCTGTTCCGCAGATCAAAGCTTGGACCGAGCGTCTTCATTCGATTATCTCGTTGGCTGAGGCATTACCTCTGCGTTCTGGCATCAGCAGCATTTTTGTTCTCCACCAGCTATCAGGCTCTAGATTCACAAGAGATGCCTTTAATGCTCACTGGATGAAGGCAAAAAAAATTGCCTGTGAGAAATATCCAGAGATGGATTTCAATTTCACCTTTCACGATCTCAAGGCCAAAGGTATCTCAGACCTTAGCGGTTCATTGAACGAAAAACAGGAAATTGCCGGTCACAAAAATGCGTCACAGACCGCCAGATACAACCGTAAAATTTCTGTAGTGCCAGTAGTCGGGGGGCAGTAA